CGTTTCGGGTGGGCGGACGCGGCGGCGGGCAACATATATAATCCCCAGGGTATATATTTCTAGCATATATTTGCAAAAAACAAAAATCATGAGACCAAAGAAGCGGATCAATCGTCGCAGGGGCAAATCTGTAGACGAATACGGGAACAAAGTAAAGGTTAAGCTTAACAGAAATGGTAGAGTAAAGCCTAGCAGTAAATATTCTATCGACAAGGATACTATGAGTCGTATGGATATGGTTGATGAGGCTGGTAGACTTGCTAAAGACGTTAGGGCCCGTCAGTCTGATATAGCAGACAAGAAGTTTCGGAATCGTGCTTATAGAAAATTTGCGAAAGACAGACGCAAGAACTGAGCAATCCACGGGGCTTGACTATGTCAAAAAAAACCACTACCTTTGCTGAGCCGAATCAGGCAAACAGGTTGTGTAAGCGTCCCGCGATAGGGGTGTACAGGTACAGAAGATTCGGTATTTAACCACAATAAGGGAAGCTTATGCGCACAACCAAAGGCCCAGGAGATCCACCTAAGTTTGGTGGTCGGGTAATCAAGTATAAAGATGGCGGGAGGAATGATGAATGGCCCCCAGGGGGTGGTCCAGCCTCTAGACAGGATAGTCTGAACGCATACAACGCTGCTGTGGAGCTTTTACGGTCCCTTGAGGAGCGTGGATACGAGCTCGATGATATAACACCATATGATGATGCTAAACGTAAACTGGATACGCATCATAGACGGGCTAGGGGGGAGTACAACGAACATGAAATAAGCCAATATGAGACGTTTATAGAAAATATGAAAGAAGACCCTGAATCATATAGTTTTGACCCTTCTGCGGTTCCTTTGGATTTACAGAGACAGTTTGGTATGGACCACTGGTGGCCTAAAGGGGAATACCCAACTATTGATGAATATTATGGTATATACGACAACACAACTGAAGGAAATGTCACAAGGGTAAGAGAAATGACTACGGGAGTTATTAATCCAAGTCTACCTACTGGTTATTATGATGTCAACATTGATCCTCAAGGGATGATAGATATGACTGGAATGGCGGATTACGTAGAACTTCCATATTACGATCCTTTGGCCGTAAAACCATACGACCTTCTTACCGAAGAAGAGAAGCTAGAGCGTAGAGAAAAGTATGGTCCAGAGCCCTGGGAGAAAGAATATAAACCAGAGCCAGAGACATATCCTAAAGCAAATAAAACGCTAACTGATAAAACCCCGCAGCGCCCTAGAGTTGTTATTCCTGAGCGTCTAGAGCCTAGAGGTGTTAGGATAGATCAAACCCCAGTTGAAAGAGATATCATTAGGAGGGTTCTAGAGCTTCCAAAACCTGGGAGACAGCCAGAACTAATCATGAAGTCTAGCAATAGAACCAGTACGGGACAAGAACCTAACTACTACAGGGTGTGGGACGGTAAGGACAAGCAGTGGAAAATGCGTCCTGTAGAGCCAGAAGAGTTAGATTTTTATCTTAGAGAAAATAAAATAGTAGAGCCAATAGTAACCCCACCGATATCTTTCAACAAAGGAGGTAAGGTAGTCAAGTATAAAACTTTGCGCAATAAAATGCGTGCAATAAAAAGATAAATGAGAAGTGTAAGTGATAAACCGCCTCAAAAAGGATTAGAAAGTTTGCTGTTCCCAGTATATCCTAATAAAGAGGAGATGAGAAAATTTGGTGGAGACCACCCATACGTTTATTTAGGTTCAGATGATATATTGGATTACTTGGTGGCTCATCGAGGAGGGGACCGTAAGCTTTGGCAAGATCTAGCATACTATATCGGATTTCATGAGTCTGGTCCACACCAAAGGATGAGCCCTACTGCTAGACAGATTTCTGATGGCGGTGTTGAGGGTCCAGCTAGAGGGACTTATCAGTTTGAAAAAGATTCTTTTGATACAGCAAAACAGAGGTATAGAAACCTGTTTTCTGCAATGAGAGATATGGGGTACAAAGGTGATATGGATCAAGATATACTGGAGGCTAATAATGCTGACGAGCTACCTCTAGATAAACAGACGGCGCTCTTGTACGCAAACCTTATACAAGGACCAGCAAAACTGGCTGACTATGCTTCTGGCAATATGAGTGCTGAAGACCTATGGTTGAAAGGACATAAGCTTAAAGAAGCGGAAGGCAATAGAGAGAGCTTTCGGGAGAGCATGAAGGCAGCAGACGAGCAGAGAGACGCTTACTACCCCTTTGAAATTATAGAGCCTCAACAAAAACTAGACGGAAAAAACAGCCAACCGATTAAAACCATACTACCTGCTGAAAACAACATCGGAGGTCGTGTTGCTGGAAACAAGATCGGTGGAGGAGGTGAGAGTGATGATGACACTTCTATTACAGACGGGAGAGGTAGGGTTATAAAGTACAATAACGGGGGTAGACCAGGTGGTTTCTTGTCCTCTAATGCTAGAGACGGATGGCCTAAGGCTCATAAGTCGTACTACCCTTTCTCAGGTAGGGATGTAACGGTCGAAGACGGTGTTACTACCGTAGATGATCGTAAAGGTTATGATTCTGGTATGAAAGAGATGCTAAACCTGATAAGAATGGGATCAGGGGGAAGCAGAAGACAAATAAGTTTGCCTACTGGAAGAGAGTATAAGGATACCGACCTTATGAGAACCACCACTAGATATGCTGGCGATGACTTTATTGATCAAAAATCCGCTAGATATAAGCTACATAAGGACGATAAAGCTAAAACCTTTGATCAGTATAAAGGAGTAAAAACACCTAAAGGGTCTAAATCCGTAGAGATACAAGGGGAAGATCTGAATTGGATTCAAAGACAGTTCCCTAGGCTGTTCTTGGAGAGGTACAAAACCAAAAGCAAGTACAACGACGAAGGGGAGTTGGTGAAGAGGGTTAACGTCTCTAGGTCTGGAGGCAGAGAGGTGAAGAAATACCCTACTAGTGCAGAGCTTGATACTATCATAGAACAAGATATAAAAGCTGCTCAGGCTCAAGACAACACAAACGCTTCAGGCGGAAGGATAGTTAAGTATAATAACGGAGGTAAAGGCCCTGGTGACCCACCAAAATACAGTCTCGGAAAGCAAGTCTTGGACTACCTCGCGGGGTATGGTCAGGCTATACCACAAGAAAACAATAGATTCGACGCCACTCTGCAGGACATGATGGACTTCTTCATGTCTCGTCAGGGGCAAGAACTGGGCACAGAACCTCAACGAAGATACGTGTCGGGTGAGGGTGTTGTTCCCGTCGGCTCTGAGCGGGAGCAGTTCGAAGACATGCTAGATCGAACGATGACCACACATGACAAGAGTGAAGCCATGAAATACACAAGACTTCGTGACGATATCTTTCGGGCTGCAATGGATGATCCAGAGTACAGGTCGTTTGTGAGTCCTGGCTCTGTAGATAAAGAGACGGGGGAAAGGTTAACTAGAGATGAGTACCTGAGTCGTCAGGAAGAAGGTAATGCACTTAGTACTACGGAAAAGGCACCGATTGTGTACAACTACTTGAGTGAGAACCCTTCAGCTAGAGCTTCTTCTGCGGAGGAGTTTTATCATGCTGTCCAAAAAGCGGCGAATCAAGCAAAAAATAGACCCTTAGCCATGATTTCTAAGATAGGCACCTCGGAGGCGATAAATGAGCTCATGGATATGAACCACTATATGAGCACACTAGGCCTACTCGGTGACGGTACAACATTTGACGCCTCCACCCTATATCAGGCCAATGAGCCACGCCGTGGCGGTGATAAAGGGTTTTATGATAGGGTAAGCGCAAGTAACATCGGTGATGATGCGAGAGATAATTTACGTTATTACTACCTGAATAAAAATCAGGTAGAGGGTGACGCGGCCCTGAACTCTGCTATTTACTTCGCTCGTGAGATGGGGATCTTACCAGAGGGTGAGATCACGGCCCAAGACTTACCACAGATTCTGGAGAGGTTTAAGGGTTACACAGCAACACAACCTGGAAGAACGGAGTTTGACCCAGAAAAACTCAAGGGGTGGAAGCCCGACGGAAGAAAGATTGTTAAGATCGGAAAGGATGGGAAGGTCACTCTAACCAAGTATGGTCAAGATTGGATGCAGGATGATGACAACAAACGGAGGTTTAGGGAAAGATCCATGGCCCAGGGAGAGAGTCGAGAGGCCCGCTTGGATAATAATTACATGAGGATGCTAGAGGATATTATTACTGATGCCGCTAACCAACAGGGTCTGTTCGATCCAACCAAGATGAACCCTGGTATCGCCCGTGATGAATACGAACGTAGTATTAATTCTCCATATACGGAAGACTACGAACGAAGAAGTCCCGACCACCCAGCCAATAGATTCAGTAGTGGAAAGATGCCGATTGATTTGTTATTGGACATAATTAATACTGGCGGGGGATATACTAAATCATACAACGAGCGGTCAGCTGAGATGGACGTGTTGACGAAAGGAGAAAGAGCAAGGAAAGAGTATGACGAATTTATGGATGAAACCTACGGTCAGTAATAATTAATATATTTGCACTATGGCAACACTGACAGTAACAATAAAAGAAGAGGTCGTACTAAACGGCAAAGAGCACGGAACTGAAAACACTATTGACATAGCTAATGTCGATAGTATGTTTGAGAGGCTTATAGACTGCACTGTAGCAGAGGTGCCTCTGTTATCTTTCGGTAGCACAGTAACTGGAGATACATTTGTTGACGATACTGTGAAGTACCTTCGAATTACAAATCTTGACGATACTAACTATGTTACACTTAGAGTACTTGGTGCAAGCAAAGAGTATTTCGTCGTTTTAGAACCTAAGAACTCATATGTGCTATTCAATGATGACATGGACGCCAACGCCACTGGATCTCAAACTGCATCTATCTCTTTCATTGATGAAATCAAAGGGGCAGCTGATACTGCCACTTGTCAACTCTCAATATTCGCAGCAGCATGAAAATAAAACTCAACAATAAAGTTAAGGGTGTAGGCACCAATAACAAGGAGCTTACAAAAACCAGACTCAAAGACGACGATGGCAAGCTTCTTGCTAAAAACAGATATAATGCTCGGACAAAAAAAGACGGCACTGAAAAAATTACTGCTGTAACTAAGTCTGTTGACAAGGAAGGAAGGAAGGTTAAGGAGACGATAAAAACCGTCGATGGAAAAGAGACCAGATCAGTTAAAGTAGGCGGGAAAAAGAGAGGAGGAAATAGATTCGTCGCTCCAGACAAGAGAGACGGAACGAGACGCCCGATGACCTACGGGAAGGGCGGTAAGATGAAGTATAAGAAAGGAGGTAAGTTCCCTGACTTGAATAAAGACGGAAAGATCACCAAAGCCGACATCCTTATGGGGAGAGGTGTAGGCATGAAGAAGAAAAAGAAATGAGACCCCAGATAGGAGAGCCCACAAAACACGCTCTTGCAAAAGACGTGAGCAGGATAAAAGACAAGAGGTACAATAAGCTCTTTGAAAAAGCCTATAAAGAAGCCACCCCAGAAGAACGTGCTGAGGTAGATCAGGCTTATAGTGAACCAGCTATAACTGGATATGAGATGAACTACGCTAGGCAGAGAGTGTTTGATGACCTGGTGCAGGATTTTCTAAACGAAAGAGCTAAAAAGAGAGTAGGTAGGACGGCTACGGCTATACTCCCAGGCATGGCGGGCGCAGCGGTAAGCGCCACAGCAAGACAACCAAGATATATAGATATCCCTGTCGGGGCTTCAGGAAACACCACAGAGATAAGACTAAACAACCTTCAGAGGTTTGCGCGTATGCTAGGCCTCGGACCATATTAACAACCATGGGAAGTAAAGGATACTTTAATCCTCGAAAAAAAAGATTTTATGAAACTATCAAAAAATTTATCTCTCAGAGAAGCAACAAAAAGCATTACGGCTCTTCGCCACGGGATCGACAACACCCCCGACGAGTACGCAATATCAAACCTGGAGACGATAGCTGAACGTATATTCCAGCCTATGCGAGATCACTTCGGAGTACCTATTGCAGTTAGCTCTGGGTATAGGTGCAAAGAGCTGAACACTAAGATTGGAGGGAGTCCAACGTCGCAGCATATGGTTGGGGAAGCTCTCGACCTGGACGCTCATGTGTACGGAAAGATCACCAACGCCGACATATTTAAGTACATCTACACTCACCTGGATTACGATCAACTTATCTGGGAGTTTGGGGATGACAAAGAGCCAGCTTGGATACATGTGTCTTACAAAAAGCACGGAGAAAACAGAAACAGAACATTGAAAGCCGTCAAAGAAGATGGTATAACCACTTATATATATATGAGGGATCTTGATTAATTCTTATATTCGCAAAAAATAAATAAATCATGATTGATTCAACTATTATTGACACTGTCGTAGCTGTAGCAGACACTGTTGCAACTATTGATCCTGTATTGACTGATGAAGTTGCAGAGGGTGGATATACTGTAGCTTCCTTTATAGCAGAGTTCTGGGCTGAACTCATAATCGGAATCTTGGCTTTTATTAAGATTGTTGTGAACCTCACCCCTACCGAAAACGACAATAAGGTATTCGGTTGGCTCGACTCGTTGATAAACTTGATTATCGCCGATCGGAAGAAGAGCTAAGAGATCGGTAAAATCTCTGCACCATAAGTCTAGCCTTTTGGGTTAGGGCATACCTTACCCTGTAATTGAACTTTGTTTCTTCCCTAAAAAGGTGGTCTTCGTATGTCTGCGAAGGAGTAAGCTTATCGAAGTATTTGTGTATATACCCTTCTTTTACCAAAGGATATACAATCCTATCGGCTAGATGGTCTTTATTCATCCCGTACTCTTTAGAAGCGTAATCTAACGTGAAGAATTCCAGATCGTAAGCCCATAGCATAAAATACACCTCTTTTTGAAAGAGATCGTATTTAGACTGGAAGTTCAAAAGTGTGGACCTTATGTCTTTAAGGTGGTTTTGAGATATGTCCTTTTGACGTAATTTTGATACGTCACGAAACATTTTTGACTTATTTTTCATACAATGACGAAATCTGAATTTTTAATTGAACTCTCTGAAATAGCTTCTCAAATAGACGATCTGTTCGAAAGATACGGCAAAAGAGAGGAGATTATATCTGTAATGCTCACAGGAACCATCGAAGAGTCCGAAGATGGGGACAAGCACATACGCGCTGTATATGGGTATAACATATATAGCGAAGAGGAGCTTGATGAGATACTTTCTTTCATAAAGGACACTTACAGTAATCCAGGTTTGGATGCGGAGCTAGGGGATTTTGATATATTTCTGAACTAATGGATGGCCTTATAAGAAAAATCATCATAGGGCAAAACCCTAAAGACGCCATGGCGTACTACGTGGGTATGAAGGCTGGTAGGGGTGAAGTAAGCGCCATAGTGTTTGACGAGTCTGCACTTTATCATCATTCAGTAAAGAGATACAGCGTATACATACAAACTGACGACGGTCAGCTGATGTGGAAGTGCATAGAAGATATGCCAGTTATAGTTGAATTTGACTTGAATTTTTAATGAAAACATTTGATCTCTTTGTTGTTGAGCTTGAAAAAACCATCAACGACACAATAAAAACCGACTCAGGACTTGAACTGTATATAGATACTAAGTTTAATGAGTTTGATCATAGAGTCACCGAAGGACCAGTAGTAGCTGTACCTTTTAAGTACGATACTGGTGTCGAACCAGGGGACACCCTTTATTTTCATCATCTTGTAGTAATGAATGATGGCCAGGGTCTTACAGGTTTTGAAAACCATTACCTGGTTAGATACAACCCAGAACATACTGTAAACAATCAAGCTATAGCATATAAGAACAGTAAAGGGGAAATAAACCTTATTGGTGGTTGGACACTACTGAAACCAGTTGAAGACAAAGAAGACGTAGGTGAGGCCTTTATAGAGCTTGTTTCTTTGGAAGAGTCAGATAAACTTAAAGGTGAGCTTGCTTTTGAAAGTGAATACACTGACGATCTTGGTATATCTAAAGGAGATGTAGTGGGTTTCAAGAAAAATATGGACTACAGGATCAAAATAGATGGACAAGAGTATTATAGAGTTAGATCTGAAGACTTACTTTATGCGGAAATCTAAGTTTACAACCCTGGAGGCTGCCGTTAGGCTCATGGAGAGCATGGAGACGGCTATAGACAATATGATAGAAGAAATTAAAAAGCCTGTCGATACGGATTTAAGCGGTTCGGGGCGAAAGGCTGAACTTTCGTCTATAAAACAGACTGCTCTTGATTGCAAAGAGCTTTTGATAGAGAGGCAGAGACTGGAACAAATGACTAAAGACCTAAAAAATGACGGAGAAATCAAACAAGAAAAAGACTACTCTGGAGGATTTGCAGAAAGGTTTTCAAAATAACGATCATATTTATTTTAATGATGAGTGGAATGGTGAATACGAAGACAACTACACTGGACGAGCTGGCGATAGCAGTTATAGCGTGGGCTGACGAGCGGGATCTTACACACCCAGACAATGCCTTTAGGCAGATATTGAAGGTGATGGAGGAGGTCGGGGAGCTTTCTGGGGCTATGTCTAAACAACGTCATGAAGACATAAAAGACGCTATAGGGGACGTCCTTGTAACAATCATTATCTTAGCGGTTCAGCTCGGTTATAGCAGTACGGAATGTCTTGCGTTGGCTTACAACGAGATAGCAGAGAGAAAGGGTAAGACCGTAGATGGAGTATTTATAAAAGATGAGAGTTAAAAGAAACTATAGAAAAGAGTACGACAAGTTCCAGTCTTCCGAGGAGCAGAAGAAAAGACGCGCCAAAAGAAACAAAGACCGTAGAGAGGCGGAAAGGAAAGGGAAGGTAAACAAAGGGGACGGGAAGGATATACATCACGCCGCTAACGGCGCTAAAATCATAATGCCTGCATCAAAAAACAGAGGAATAGCCGAGAAGAGCCGAATACAAGGCTCAAAGAGAAAGTAAACTCTCGGCGAGTATCTCCTCAAGCTTATACCTTGTAGAAAGAGTAATCGGTTACATGCGGGTTCAATCCCCGCCTCGCCGACAAATTAAATAAAATGGCAAAAGTAGATTCCACATACGAAAAGAGAAACAAAGTTTCTAGACCTGGCGTTCATGCCAAGACTAAAACCTCATCTAACAAAAGGTCTAAGAACTACAAAAAGATCTATAAGGGTCAAGGGAGGTGACATGTATGAAAATGTTATCAAGATTGACCCTAACGGCACAGAGGGCGAAGTTATCGAACTCGGTGGAATACATATTTGCCTACCAAAGAAACCACCAAAAAAAGAAATCCTCTTCTACGACAAGCCGAAGGCTATGCAACTGTGGGAGAGGTCACATATGCCAGAAGAGCTGCGTAGGGTTCGCTCTATGGATGAGTGGGCAGAGATGCCAAGGGAGTTCCGTGAGCGTTTCAGTCCATATATCGAGAATGAGTTTAGGCGTAGACGTGACGGCGTTTGGTTTTACAACAATGGTATCCCTACGTACATTACAGGCAGGCACTATATGGCCTTACAATGGACGAAGTTTGATGTAGGATATCCAAACTATCTAAGCTTTCAGAGGGATATATTTTTGCATATGGCAGCATGCGAAGCTGATTCTAATTGCATAGGTCAACTATACACAAAGTGTAGAAGATCTGGATACACTAATATATGCGCTTCAGTACTGGTTGATGAGGCGACACAAGTGAAAGAAAAGCTGCTGGGTATACAGAGTAAAACTGGTAAAGATGCCCAGGAAAACATATTTATGAAGAAGGTAGTCAATATGTTTAGGAACTACCCTTTTTTCTTCAAGCCTATACAGGATGGAACTACAAACCCCAGGATGGAGCTTGCTTTTAGAGAACCTTCTAAAAAGATCACTAAAAAGAATAAGACAGCACAGGTTGGCGATGCACTAAACACGGTAATAAATTGGAAAAACACTACTAATAACGCATACGACGGTGAGAAGCTTCACTTGTTGTATCTAGACGAAGCAGGAAAATGGGAAAAACCTACAGACATAAGGGACGCCTGGAGGATTCAGAGGACATGTTTGATCGTGGGCCGAAAAATAATAGGAAAGGCTCTAGTCGGAAGCACCGTAAATCCAATGGACAAAGGTGGAAAGGAATACAAGGACCTTTGGGAGGACTCGAATCCGAAGGAGAGGAATTCGAATGGGAGGACTAGATCTGGACTCTACAGGCTTTTTATACCAGCACAAAATTCTCTAGAAGGGTTTTTTGATAAATACGGGAATCCAATAATAAACAACCCAGATAAACCTGTAGAAGGTATTGATGGGGATGATATAGTCATTGGTGCTAAGACATACCTAAAGAACGAGAGGGAATCATTTAAACAACAGCCATCTGAGCTTAATGAGGTCATAAGGCAGTTCCCTTTTACTACGGATGAAGCTTTTAGGGATAGTATTGAAGGTAGCTTGTTTAATATCGGTCAGATATATGAGCAAATAGATTTCAATGACAACCTCTTCCCAAATCCTGTAGTACAGGGGAATTTTGTCTGGCGAGACGGTCAAAAAGATACAGAAGTTATATTCAAACCAGATAAAACTGGTAGATTTTATGTGTCATGGCTACCACCTAAAAACCTTAGGAATAACAAAAAAGAATCCTATGGGAAGTTGATACCACCAAATGATTTGATTGGATGTGGGGGCGTAGACAGCTATGATATTGATGCTACTGTTGACGGGAGGGGATCTAAAGGTGCTTTGCATATGTACAATAAGTTTCATATGGAGCACCCGTCTAATATGTTTGTTTTAGAGTATGCTTCTCGTCCTCCTTTAGCTAAGATATTCTACGAGGATGTACTTATGGCTGCGTTTTTTTATGGGTATCCTTTGTTGATAGAGAACAACAAATACGGTATAGCCAGGTATTTTGAGGAAAGGGGATATGATGGGTACCTGTTGGACAGACCAGATCATTTGAAAGTTCCTGGATCGACGTCTAACGTAAGAACCAAGGGTGTACCTTCTAACTCATCAGACGTCATACACTCTCATGCCCAGTCTATAGAGGCATACATACACAATCATGTGGGTATAAACAGAGAAACTGGTGAGAATGGTAAGATGTATTTCAATAGAACTTTAGAGGACTGGATTGGATTTAAAATTACAGACCGTACAAAATACGACTTGACTATATCTTCTGGACTCGCTTTACTTGCTGCTCAAAAAGCAAAACCAAAAGAATCCACTAACTTCTCAGAAAAGAAGTTCTTTAGAAGATATAAACCTATAAACAGACTTTAATATATTTGCATTTCATAGGAAATAGTATGGCAAATAAAAATTCTTCTAGTTTTCCCGATCCTTTGCTCCCTAAGGAGAAAAAAGAAATGAAGGAATATGGACTGAAGTACGCTAAGGCTATACAGTCTCAATGGGGGAATGGGAGCGACTACAATTCGCTTTTTAGGAAGAGAAGAAAGGTATTTGACAGAAATAGAGACTATGCCAACGGAACTCAAGACACAACGGTATATAAGCAGATTCTTACATCTCTTGATCCTAACAATGGTGACGGGAGTCTTATTAACCTTGATTTTACCCCTGTACCTATTTTATCGAAGTTTGCTAGGATTGTTGTCAATAAGATCCTATCTAGGGATCCATACCCCAACCTCGAAGCGGTGGATCCGCTCTCTTCTTCGGAAAAGAACAAGCAGAAAAGGAGAGTAAACCTACAGGTTCAAGCCAAAGAACACCTGAGGAAACTAAAGGAACAGCATGGTATGGTGCTGGATATGGATCCTGACGAAATGCCAGAAAGTTTAGAAGAGGCAGAGATTTTATTTGACACCAACATAAAGACCGATGCCGAAATAGCTGCTCAGATAGGGACAAATATGACTCTTGAGTGGTGCAACTTCAACGACTCTACTTACAGAAGGTGTGTAAACGACATGGTTGCTCTCGGTATGGCTGTAACCAGAAGGACTAACGACCCTACCTACGGGATAAGTGTAGAGTATGTAGATCCTTGCAACTTTGTTCATAGTTACACTGAAGACCCTTCTTTTGATGACTTGATATACGCTGGTCACGTTAAAAGAATAAGCATATCTGAACTAAAGAGGCTTGCTGGGGATGAGCTTACAGAAGATGATTATAAGAAGATACAAAAACTTGCCACCAGGCATAACACTAGTGGGGGACCATACGACTCAACGTATGACAAGATTACCGAAAAGTACAACATGGGGTACGATGAGTACATGGTTGAGATACTTGATTTTGAGTTCATATCAACTGATACCAACTACTTTGAAGAAAAAGAAAACCGATTTGGGAACACAAACTTTTACGACAAAGGAAGCTCGTACAAAGAGAAAGCAAACAGCGTGTTCTCAAGAACCCCACACAAGCTAGAAGTTATGAATGTATATAGCGGAACCTACATAATGGGTTCTGACTATATGTTTGGTTATGGACTGAAGTCTAATATGCCAAGAAATATGCATGACATAAGCAAGACCAATATGTCTTTTTCTGTTGTGGCTACAAATATTAGGGAAATGATCCCTAAGTCCATGATTGACGGATGCGTTGGTTTTGCTGATATGCTTCAGCTGACTCATTTGAAAATACAGCAATCTATTGCAAAAGCAAAGCCAGATGGATTGATTATAGATATCGAGGGTCTAGAAAACGTACAGCTTGGCAAAGGCGGTGAGTTGCAACCTTTAGATCTACACGACATATACGAGCAGACTGGTGTGTTCTATTACAGGAGTAAAAACCCCGAAGGAGGTTTCCAAAACCCGCCTGTCAGAGAGATTGGGAATAGCATAAGAAACATCAACGAGCTTATCGGTTTGTACAATCACTATCTGAGGATGATACGTGACTCTACTGGTGTAAACGAGGTTATGGATGCATCATCACCAAAGAGTGAAGCTTTGGTTGGTGTTAGAGAACAGGCCCTGGCTGCAGCAAACAACGCTATATATGATATAACCAACGCCTCTTCTGTTTTGTATAAAAAAGTATGTTCAGACATCGTGAAGTGTTTGCAAATACTACCTGAAGGGTCTGTTGTTTCTAGATTGTATGAAAACGCAATAGGTAAAAAGAACGTAGAGGTTCTTAATTCCTTCAATCGACTCCCGATGTACAACTTTGGTGTTACTGTACAGAAAGAGATGGAGGATGCAGAGAAAGCATACTTGGAGCAAAACATACAGATATCCCTTTCTCAAAAGGAGCTAGATATAGAAGACGCTATGGCTATACGTTCTATGAAGGACATAAACCAAGCAGAAAGGCTTTTGCTTCTTAGAAGAAAGAAAAGAATAGCTATGAATCAACAGATCACACAGCAGAATATCCAAGCTCAGTCTCAGGCTCAGATACAAGCTTCTCAAGCTCAGTCTCAAATGAAAGCTCAAGAGATGCAGCTGGAGTCTCAACTTTCTGCTCAGGAGCTTCAGCTTAAAACTCAACTTGAGATTCAGCTTGAGTCGGTTAAGCATGAGTTCAGAAAAGAGATCGAAACCATCAAAGCTCAAGCAACGCTTGGCTTCAAAGAAGACGACAAGAACTTCAGAGAAAAGCTAGAAGTTTTGAAAGAAGAAGGTAAAGATAGGAGAGTAGGTATGCAGGCAGATAATCAAGAGAAGATGATTGAGAAGAGGAATGAACCAGAGATACAGGAAGATTCTATTGATAATTTTAATGAATTTGATTGATTATCTTTGCACTTATGAAGTGTAAAAAATCCTACAAAGAAGGGGGTAAAACTCCTGCATGGACACGTAAGGAAGGGAAGGACCCTTCTGGGGGTCTAAATGAAAAGGGGGTTGCTTCATATCGCCGTGCTAATCCTGGAAGTAAACTAAAAACAGCAGTAACTACAAAACCCTCTAAACTCAAGAAAGGGAGTAAAGCTGCAAACAGAAGGAAGAGCTTTTGTGCTAGAATGACTGGCATGAAAAAAAGGCTTACTTCAGCTAAGACGGCTCGTGATCCAAATTCACGAATAAACAAGTCACTTAGAAAATGGAACTGCTGATGCCTGAAAACCTTACTCACTTTGAATTTCTTGTTGTTGCTGGGGGGCTAATTGGATTTTGGTTGAAACACCAGTCTGATTTTACTACTTTGAAAGCTAGAGTAAAAGCTCTTGAGGGTGATAACGGGGAGCTGAAAAAAAACATAGAAACCCTCTTGAAAGAGATACAAGAGATAAAACTTCTTCTTGCTAAAAACCAAATGCAATGAAGTCTGTTAAGCGCAATAAAGGCGGAAGCTTAGATATTACGCAAAAGTCGGTTTCTGTTCCTCCCCCTAGTGGATATCACTGGATGGAGGATCGCGGGCGCTATTTTCTTATGAAGGGTGATTACAAGCCTCACCCAAAAGCAGTAGAGGAGGCTAAGTTTAAATTAGTCAATCACTCTTGATTTTATTTCTATATTTGTGCTGTTACAAAAAAGTGATTTTTTAATAGCAAAATGTCAAGAATAATATTAGGGTTAGGTCTGAATTTGATAAGAAACTCAATAGTTTCTATATCTGGTGCCGTACCCGCAACTAATTATATTCTTGCTGAGAACAATGACCGATTCCTAACTGAGGACGGAATAAATCTACTGATCAAAGAATAATATGGCAGATGTAAAAATATCAGCACTAACAAACCTAGGAGCTACACCAGACGGTGCTGACGAACTTGTTATTGTAGACAAGGACGGGGGCGGGGCCTCTGGGACAACAAAGAAAGTAACTGTTACTGACTTGCTTTCTGGTGCTGGTAGTGCTCTTACAGTAACTGACGGTGGATCTGTTACTGAGGCTAACGTCTCTCAGATTACAGTAGGTACTGGATTGAGTCTTGTTGATGACGCAACTAACGGACACGTTACTATCAACAATACAATTACTGATACAGACACAACTTACGATCTTGCTTCAGCTCAATCCACTAATGACGTGGATATTACTCTTACTGGATCTGACGCCACTACAGATACCATAAAGATTGTAGCTGGAACTAATATAACACTTACGGACAACGGTAGCAATCAAGTAACCATAGACGCATCTGGAGGGGGTAGTTCAACTGAGCTTGATGGTAGTGCTATAAAATATTCTGTAAGAACTTCGGCATACGGGACCGCCAATGATCACGAAGGTCAGACGGTTTATTTTGGTAGCACCACTGGGATGACCGCTGGTAGTATTTACTATTGGGACGGTACAAATTGGCAGACAACATCGAATAATGCACAGAGTACAGCCGAGGGTCCTATAGGGATTGCTTTGGGGGCGGCTTCCGCTACAGATGGGGTTCTTACTCAGGGTGTTTATTATTACAGCACTGTACCTGGATCAAACGGAGATGTGCTTTATCTGGGCGCTAGTGGGAATCTTACTGCTACAGCCCCAGTGACCAACGGTAAGATATTGCGGGTTGTGGGTCAAAAGATTGACTCTAACAAGATCATATTTCAGCCTTCGCAAGACTTCATAGAGCTTGGTACCCCAACTGGAAACATTACTGTTGTAGGTCAAGAAGTAGATTTTGTTACTAGCGATACAGCTATCGACACTATTGGAGAAGGGGAAGGTACGGTTGTAAAGATCGGTAGTGACGTTGTTGTAAAGGGGGATGTGTACTACTACGGAGCCAGTGGTTGGGCTGCAGCTAATGCAGGTGCCGAAGCTACTACAAAAGGTTTAGTAGGGGTTGCTCTGGATACTACTTCTGCTACAGGTATGTTGACTGAAGGGGTTATAAAGCTCGCTTCTACTCCTCTTGGTGCTTCTCCTGCTGTAGGGGATGTTTTGTACTTGTCTACTACTAACGGAGAGCTTACTGTAGACGCCCCTACGGGTAGCACAGAGTATGTAAGGG